ATTTACCAACACTTGTTCCAAAAATCTTTCGATTTGAGCACAACTGTCTTTGTTTATGTTTTTCTTTTTGGGCCTAACCTGAATATATGGATGGACACTAAGAAGGGTGTTGACTTCTCTTGAATGGATAGTTTCTACAGCAATAGCCGAAAGAGGTAAGGAAATATTGCTTGCCCCTTTCCAAGGGAAATCTTTCTTTTCAGGCAAAATTTCTTCGTACTGTTTTATCCATTTGATCCAACGCTTTTCAAGACTTGATCTGTCCTGTAGGGCAAGCGTAATTTGATCGGACACCCATTTAATAACGTCTTTCTCTATTTTAGGGTCAACTTGGACTATAAGAGAATCTGATTTTGCCTGCTGCTTTGCCATTATGCCTTACCTGACCCTCATAGTATGTTGCGTCGTCATTTTGACATTGCCTTTGTTATCTTTACCAGAGCTTTTAGTTTTCTTTGTTGGTTTTTTAGGTGTTTTTTTTGGCATGGCTTACCTCTTTAATGAGTGTAGATGTATAAAATTCCGCTTGGACAACATCGACAAAACATCTTGTCCATCCATTGATCCACTTTATTGATTTGAGATTGGCCTGAAACTTCAACCCTCATTTCGTTATAGACAACACCAGTAGTATCACCTTTAGAAATAATCAAAGCTGATGTTGAAGTAAGATCAGGTTGCAACCAGTAAAAATACTTAACCTTGACATTGTCGTTTGTGATAATTGTATTGGTTGTCCCTGATGTGATTATTATAGGATTTGATCCTGTTATTGACATATCTACCCCCTAAGTCTAAACATCCCTCTTAATGTTATCCATCCTTCCCTAAGAAGATTTACTAAAGAGGGAATAGGAGAGAAAGCCGAACCAATATAACCCCAAGAAGAAATTCTTACCTGAAGCTCCGTTGCCGTGTTAAGCCAGTAACCATTCGTCGATACAGCTTTAGGATCAATTGCCATGATGTTTCTTCTTTTATAACTGGAGTTACCTTAACTTCTTCTATAGGTTTTGGGCCGATAAACTTTTCTATCTCATTTGTCTTGGCTTGTCGTAGGACTTCATTACAAAAATCATACCATGTGTCAAAATCTCTGCCTGCTTTTTCAAAATCAGAAATAATAGTAACTATTTCTTGAGAGTTAAGACCATGGCTTTTAAGCCAATCAAATAGCCTAACTTCGTCTCCAGACCATTTAGCTATATAATCCCTAATCATTACCCACCTCTTGTCCGTTTAGTAACGTCTGAGTCATCTGTAAGCTCCCAATATCCAGATATTGTGGTTGCTGAGTCTTTAAGATATAATCTGTTTGGAGTATATGTTTTGTCAATCACCAGATTATCCCATGAGAACCATCTTACCAATCTTGCTGTATGAGCTAGAGTTCCAGATATCAAAACGGCTGAGTCAGTAACATCTATAGAAGCAACGGCATTCGGGACTGAAGAGATGGCAGTCAAGACCCCGTTAATGCCAGACACATCATTTTTTAGTCCTGAGATAGCAACGAGTATTTTGTTATTACCAGAAGCATATACAGCCGTGTCCGTTCTTAATTGGTTTATATTATCGTTTATCCCAGAAACATCGACAGGGCGAGTAAAACCAGATAGGTCAATATTTTGTTGGGCTTGTGACGCTGAAAGGTTTGTTAAGGTACAAAGACCAGAAATATCATTTCTTAACCCGCTAACTGCTGTCAAAATTTTGTCATTACCTGAACAGTCCACTACCAGGGCAGGGCCAGATAAATTATAGCCAAGGATACATTGATCTAAGCAACCAGAGTTAGCAGTTATTTTAACCATCCAGCTATAACATGCCATTTCCGTATCACCAGAGAGAGAAGCTATAGTATAGACACCATCACCAGGAATACCCGATATACGAGAACCTAAAGCAGACCAGCCCCCTCCATCAACAGAGATACTCCCTGATAGTTGAGCAGGATTATAACCCTTTGCAAAAGTGCCTGATGCAGTAGTAAGAGGGAAAGAAAGCCCCGATAAAGGTGTATTTCTGAGCCATTGATACATTATAGACCTCTAAAAGAACCGTTCATTTGACCTCTTACAAAGTTTGATCCTTGCCGTGTAAATATCAAACCAGCAGCTATAGCTTCTTCTAAGGTAATCCATTTAATCTCCGGCTCGTATATCTGCCAGGGATTTGCAGAGAGGGAGGCTATCTCTGATGGAGATAAGGCACGATTGTAGAGTAAAAACCATTTAATGCTTCCCTTTAAAGCATATGTTGCATTAGCAGTACCAATTCTAAACACCTGATCAGACGGGGTTGCTCCTGTTACAACTCCTGCGTATGTATCGTAGTTTCCATTTACAGCGGCAAGTGGAAATGGGTTGCATGTAGCCATTTGTTTGCCATTTAAAAATCCAGTAACACTACCCCCCCCGCTTATTACTGCTATTCTTGGTTTGTCTATATCCTCAGCAGCGCCATAACCATTGCCCATATTAAATTCAAACATCCCTGTACCTATTGTAAAAGCTTCTTGCACCATTTGAGGTCCATAGGTGAGAGTATCTGTGCTACGTGTACATTCAGTGATAAAGGTAAAATTCACAACTTTTGCAGTGGTATCTAGTATAATATTATCAGTGGCCGCGCCTGGAAACGAAACCTCGCTATTTTTATATACTACTGCACCATTTAATAAGTTCGTTTTACCGCTGACAAGGTTATAAGCACTAGTCCCTCCACCCTCATTAAACGCCCAAGCGCCTACAAGCCCCTGCGTCAGTGGATTACTCCAATCAATTGGTGTACCCATCGGCGGTTTGCTGGTACGAGTAATCCTAAAGGGGAATAGAGACATTAAAACTTAACCCCTTGGTAAATGCAAACATCATTTCCGCCAAAAAGGTTTCCTGTTTGATTTTCTACGACTATTCCCCAATGTGTAGGAAGAATACCCCCGAAAGAAGGAGCTACTTTAAAGACACCCCTACAATTAGAACCACTAGAATTAGCTGATATCCTACCCACCACCCTCAAATTCATACTGCTTGTTATTGTGCCATCTATTCCTGATGTGAGGCCATTATAAGATGATCCATAGGTAGCCGTACCATATGAGAATACATCTATATACCCCTGGGAGGTGTTTACACCACTGCCAGCAGTTGTAATATCTAGCTGGACTAAAGCATCAAAAAATAAATCACCGGTATTATCAATAAAGTTACTTTGTCTTAGTGCTGTATTACCGAGTCCTGACAAAGAAATTTGTATTGCCTGTGATGGAGAACCATATGTAAGGGCCATATCAACCTCTTAAATATATAGTATGTGTCTATAATATTATATTCCTCTTTAAGAGATTTGTCAATCAATAACCTGTTCTTGGGTTCATCTTGCCCATACGCTCACTTTCTCTTCTTTTTGCTTCTTCTTCCTCTTCTTCTTTTAAAGCTCTTTGAGGGTTATCGTTAGCAATATACTTGAGACAGTCCATTAAATGTGCCTTACCTGATTTTTCATTCTCCCAGGTATACCCCTCAAATTCCTCTATTGTTTTCTTACAATCCTTAAAGATGAGCAGCTTTGGTTTTTTATTCTCTTCATCACCGAATACAGGTTTAGGAGTAAGCATTTCACTAATCTTGAACCAAGCTCCTTCAAACTTATTATTTGCTTCAATACAAGGGATGCCTTCTCTTCTAAATTGCATCTGGACTGAAATGGTTTGCCCTCTTAGTTTGTCGATCAACTTGGCGTTAGGGTCTATAAGATACCTGGTTACCGGGCATTTCTTCTCAATCTGTATAAGCCTTTTTGCAACTTCTGGGATGGTTAAATCTGGGTGAAACATTTCATGACAAACATACCATGTTCCGTATTCATCTACTGTCAGCCAGAGTATGCCAACTGGAGTAGAAGGATGAGGGTCAATAGCGCAGTAGACAGGCCAATGAGTAGGGATTCCAAACGGGTCAATAACATTTCTTTGTCGAGAGAATCTTTTGTAAATAAGACCAGACCACGCGACAAATTCACCATCATATTGTTCCGCGAAGACATCTTCCGGTAACTCCTTTTTAGCTCTATCATATTCCTCTTTTGGAAAATATGGATTCTCTATTACCGAAACCCCTATCCGTGCCCAATAATCTTTGTCACCTTCTACGAATGGTAAATAGAATCTTTTGTATAACCAATTATAACCATGTGGTGTTGTAGGGATTATTACCCTTCCATTCCTTGACCCTAACCTAGCCCTAAGATAGTTATCATAGGTTTCTTCTTTCAGCCTTGACCCTTCTGAAAGAATCATCCAATCTACCTCCTCCCCCAGTAGTGAGTCAAGGTTTTGTTCCGATTTGGTAAGGACTTCACTCCCCCAAGGGAATAACAAGGATTGTGGCCCTGGTGTGGTAAAAGATACATTAAGTTCCCTTTTTGGCTTGAAGCCAAGTTTGTTAATAAGAGCATCATGGATATAACGAAATTCTTTACTTGGCTGATCATAACTCGGACCAACGATCCATCCTCTTGTTCCTTCTTTAAGTATATCTGTAAGAACGTCTCTTGAACCGCAGAGAGACTTCCCAAACCTGGAACCAGCACCAAGGAATTTGAACCTGTGTTCACTCTCATGAAACTCTATTTGGACAGGGGAGGGATTATACTCTATCGTTTTAAATATAGCAGCTTTAACCTTGTCCATTTGATTTTCTCTCAAACTTCAAAATCTTATGCTCGTAAAATTTATTCAGCCAGCCACAACAGTCAAAACACAGGGTTTCGACATTTGATTTGAATAAAATGTATAAATCAGAACCAATTCTACCACATACTCTACATTTCATAGTTATTTTGTTTCCAGTAATTCCAACGATGCCGATCTCTTTGCGTCCGGTAACAGCGGGCACCAGTCGGGCGTTTTCGTCCCATAGGATGCAACGTGCTTTCGCCCTATTTCAGGGTGATTGCACGTAATATCGTACCCGCTGTCACTCTGGCACTGGAAACGCTCAGATGTATGGTGGAGACAACCACCGCAGGAATATGAAATTGTCACAGATGGTCCGTTTCTCAATTTGTCTCTCCGATCACCGCACAAAATAACAAGACATTGGAACACGTCTCGTTTCACTCGCGGTTCAATTTAGTCGTTATGCGCCTTGAAGTGACTTTGGCGTTTCATCCTTCTCGATTGTCTTTTTGAATCCGAGATTTCCGGCAGTGTGAAAAACCACTATTCCCTCCGGCCTCATAAATCCCGGTGCCGCCTTGCTGCCGTACGTCCGCAGAAGGTCAAGCTCCAATTCGATTATTTGGGTATTGAACGGCCCCCTGTACAGTTCCGGCACGACATGACAGCAGGCAGGGCGGACAGCAGCATCAGCCCACCGGCTAACATTGAAGAGGCTAAAGCGCTTCTCTTTCATCCCATAGCCTCGCTGAATGCCTTGACCCCACCACTCACCAAAGTGCCGACCGTGGCCGAGTTGCAGCAGCTCTTCTGCGTTAGCCAGACACCACCGCGCAAACCCCGCATTGTCGTTGTCAGGGGTGATCCAACGCGTACGGCTCCCGGCGAAGAGGGCAAGGCCATCTTTTTCGTAGATGGCACCGGGGATTGAAAAACCTTCCATCTCAACGATTGCAACCTGGCCGTTTGTGCCGTCGATCTTCTCGCTAATGATTATTTCGCGGGAAAGTCGCGGCATTTTCGGAAACTCTTGAAACTCCATAATTTGCTCCTTTGGTGGCAAACGGCATATAACAACCGCTTGCAGAATGATGTCGCTGCGCTCCACATCTGAAGCGGCAGCCGTTATACATCTCTAGTTTCATCGTAGATGTTGCCGACTACTTCAAACTCTTTTTTCGCGTACACCCATAACTGAATATTCCCATCATCATCGTGGTCACTGGTCTTATTCCTGCACCACCAGCCCGAATATTTATCCGACCACTCGACGACATGGTGGAGATACCGCCAGACATTCACGTCCAGAAAATGAGGCACAGCCAGAATGTCACCCTCAAAAACATCCTTTCCGTTTTTGTCGCTGAGTCCTGTGAATTGCATCGCATCCAGATTGTTCAATTCGTCCAGAGAAACAATCGAATCGTCCGGTCTGCGGAGTATTTCACCCATGACGATATATTCCCCGAACAGGCTGATCGCGTGAGGTGTATCATGTACCCACTGTTTACGCCCCTTGTCGTATATCCTGAATTTCATTTGTCGCATATAAACCCTCCTTCAATGTATAACCATCGCATCCAGCAGAGAATCCTGCTGATGCTTAATCCGTTATGCGTAACTACTTCAACCGGCCCCGTGTCCCGCGCTCATCATTAATTTTCATTTTACGGAGGACAGCCGCTTCGATGTTGATGCCGTGATTTTCTGCCAGGTCGATAGTCCGCAGAATGATGTCGGCCAGTTCCTCGCCGAAATGGTCAGTCGGTTTTTCACCGCGACACTCGTTCGCCGCCTCACCACACTCGGAAACAACCAGCATCAGACATTCCAGAGGTGTTTTATTGTGCCAGCCTTGACTTTCAACCCATTCCCAATTTCTACGCGATAGTTCATTGAGGTGCATTTAATCCCCCGAATTTGAGTTATCGGATAACTGATTTGTTATTTCATGGCACCAGAACGCATAAGATATGTTAGAATGCTAGTAGTTGCTGCTGTTGTGCTTGCTCTATTCTCAAACAAGCCGTTTCAAAGTGGCTTTCTTCCCGCTCGCAGCCGATGAATTTCAAGCCGAGGTTCATGGCTGCAACGCCGGTTGATCCGCTCCCCATGAAGGGGTCAAAAATAGTTTCAGGTTGTCCCGCCTGGACGATGCACCATTGCATAACCGTCACCGGCTTTTGCGTGGGGTGGAACCGCTCCTCCGGCTTTGCCTTCTGAAATCCATTCCAGAGGTAGCGGAGCAGGCGGACGGCCTTGTTAAGGTTCGTCCATGCCATTTCAGCATCAGCAAAATCAGAGCCGCCGTTCTCCTTGTCCCAGATCAGCCAGCACTTTGCAGGAGGGAGGCTGTAATAGTTCCCGCCGAAAATGACCTGAATCGGAGCGGTTTTTCTGACGGCCTGCATGGTTTCATCGTCAATCGGTGCATCATCCCACTCACCAGGCGCGTAATCAGTCGGGCGGCATCCCTTCCATTTCGCTGTAGGCTTTGCCGCTTTCGTGCGTACAGCGGCCTTTCTGCTTTCACCGATCCCATAAGGGGGGTCAGTGACTACAGCATCAGCCGTGATTTGCGGCAGAATGTCCCGGCAATCGCCAAGGTAAAGTGTTGCATTTCCGATGATTCGCTTTTGCATCATTTCCTCAATCGCATTCTAACCACCGGGCAGCAGCAGGCCGAAAAGGCCCGGCTGCTGTGCCGGTAGCCGTTATGCCCCCAAATACCGAACCACCTTAAACCATGTTCGCCGCCAGCCGTCTTTCACGCAGGAATCGTGCTGCATAGAAAAAATGACTATTTGCACGCCTATTTTGTCGCTTTCTCCAATGAAAAAAGCATAGTTGAAGATCAGTAATCCAATTTTTGACCGCCGTGGTATCGCTTCGCCGAGATTAGGGTAATATGCAAATTTCATCTGACTACCTCCGTGATGAAGAATTGAGACGGGCATAACAAGCGCATCAGCCTCTTCCTTTTTCATTGTCGCTCCTTTGCCCGGCAGGTCATGCGCGTCCCGTTAGCGAGACTTGCCAATGAACTCTTTACGGATAGCCTCTGCTATATGTTGTGAGGCATAAGCACCAGTACAAGCAGCGTCAGTAAAATATTTCCGGCAAATCTCGATTATCTGTTCTACCATAAATTTCTCCGCCCACAAAATGCCAGCGGAACGCCCCGCCGTAAAGGCTACCGAAATATCGCAGGACGGATGGCCGTCAGAGTCTTGATACAGATTTTTACGATGCCAGCTATCAAACCATTTATCGAATTGCATACATCCTCCTAATTCTCGCTAACCAGTGGCCGGAAACCGACCGATAAAGCCCGTCGGTTCAGCCACAGGCCCGTTTGGTTCGGAAGTTTTCAATTTCATCCCTCATAATAAGTTAACGGACATTGGTTGAATTTATCTATAAACTGGAAACTTGGCCTATGGAAATAAAATCCATATTGACCTTCAGCTTCACCACCCATCTCCCTGTGCTTGCAGCAATCTATGATACAATCATATTCCCTCTCTAATTTCTCTATTGTTTGGCCAGAAGGAAGGGAGCGAATGTCAAACCATTGTTGACAAAGTCTCTCTTTCTTTTTATTTCTCCAGATCATAAAGACATTATCGGCTAAGTCTGATATTTCACCAGCACCACGTATATCGAATTTTCCAGGCTTCTCTTCTTCTGTAGCTCCTTTTCTGGAATGGGCTATAATATTGACATGAACCTTGTGTTCTTGAGCGAAATTCTGGAAGCTATCTACAAAATTCTTTTGGCCCTTGTAGTCTTCTGGATCAAGACCACACTTCATAAGGCTATCAATAAAGAAATGGTTAACCCCCTCTTTTTCAAAAGCACGTTTAAAAACCCTCAATAGAGTATCCTTGCTTCCTGTCCCGGTTTTATCGTAAATAAAGATTTTCTTTCCTAGCCACTCAAGGGCATTTCTTATTTCCAACTGTGAAGGATTAGCTTTGCCAAGCACCTGTCTAACCATCCGGTACAAAATTTTCATACCTGACATTTCAAAAGAAGCTATTAACCCTTTATCTCCAAAATTGGTCATATCAAGACAGACCTGAGAAGTAAAAATAGATTTGCCATGTCCGTTATACCCAGACCAAATAGAAACTTCTCCAGGGTAAACTCTGAATGATAACTTCTCCCAATGGAAAGAGTTACCTATAGGTTCGTTGTTAAGAGGATAGAACCTTTCTGTAACGGTTTCAATAAACTCACAAGCAGACCTAATAAGATCATCTGACATAGCCAAACCCTAAATCTTCTTGAACTTCGTCTAAATATCTTTCCTTATTGAGCCAAGTAGTAGCATAAGGGATATATTCTTTTTCCCTTGCCAAGCAGTTTTTACCTTTCTTCTGGTTTTCGACTGCTTTCATTATAAGGTCTATAGTAAAGTTACTATATTTCTTACGATCCCAGATTCTCTTAGATTGAGACTTCCCATCGTGTCTAGGATAAATGGTCCAGAATTCCTCAAACCTGTTGTCGATAATTTTTAATGCATCCTCTTTATCTTCAGGAAAAAGAATTAGGTTTTGAGGTTCGATAGACAATATATCTTTTTGATGGTTAATATGATGGTTATATAGTGGTGCATCACCGTTCACCACCCCCGGTGCATCACCGTTCACCATAGGTTTGCAACCCATTGATTCTTCTATGGTGAAAATTCTTTCACCACCCCCTACCCTCACGAAATATAAATTAGCCGTATGGATCATTTTTTCAGAGAATCTAGGCAATACTTCAACAGCTTTGGCTTTTACTAAATTAGCAATGTTATATTGGACAGCCCTATCAGTTAAATCACATTTTTCTCCGATAGTTCTAACCCTGGGCCAGCAATAGCCTTCATCATTAGCGAAGTCACAAAGGCAAAGCAATACCATTTTTTGCGTAGTTGTCAACCCTTTTGTATTCCATGCTTCAGACATAAGCTTAATTGACATGATTATTTTTCCAAAGACTTGAGCCAAGACTCAAGGCCAAACCTGATAACATCCGAAAGGGTAACATCATTGGCATCAGCAATAACCCAAAGTTTTTCTTTTACATCCAGATTACAGGAAAAGGATGTAATCTCTTGTCTCTTTTTCTCAGGTTTTAATTTACTGAGTATTTCCATACAGACACCATTTTACCAGGAAGATCAGATTCAAGGGCAAGACAAACCATCCACCTGTCTGAATTAAGCTCCATTGCGTTTATGAATAAACCAGACAAGGGAAGGTCTTTTTTGTTAATAATTCTCTTGCGGTTTTTTGCAGAGCCAAGTAACATTATATGCTCAATATTATCGTGGGTCAACATCAAATTTACTGCTTCTATTCCTGACATAGCTCTCCCCATTCCTTTCTGAATTTAGGTAAGAAAACTTGGTACCTTGCAACCTTTCCTGGAGTCTTGTCGGCATTTTTATGACAGCCCCTAGCTCCAGAACCACACAAAGGAACCGTATCATAGTCTGAACATTTAATTCCCATCCCTCCTGTATAAATATGGTGAGCTTCTATTCTCCCAAGTTCATGAGGCCAACCACAGTCTATACAGTCATGCCCCCGAATAAAATTAAGATACTTGTTATTTCTCTCTGTTTTGATCTTCCAATCCCCGAAATATTGAGGATTAAATTCTTCTGGAGTTAACATTGAAAAGCTTCTTCTTTTGTTTCGCATTCAAGATGGGTAATAATCCCATCACTATCCTCTAACCTTGCTTGCTGTTCGAAAACTAACTTACCACAAATTTCGCATTCCCCCACCACTTCTAGCCCATCTACAGAAGCGATTATCTTATCGGGATGAAGGAGATAAAAATGCTCCAGGCTCAAAAACTCTTCTTCGTGTATTTCTACCCACTCAATTCTAAACATGGTTTTCCTCTACTGTAATTCTTGTAGGGTACATAACTTCTGTACCGTATTCGATAGATAACAGATCACAATTGACACTCCCAAAAATATACTTACAGTCCAGATTAAGACCAAGGACTTCGTATCCCAGGTTACAAGAGACTCTATCTAATCGAGAGTTTAGGCATGGGCAAAAAGTACAGTCTGCTATTTCGCACATATCGTATTATGCTCCTGTTTTAACCGAAGAGTACAAAAAATTTCTTTATGAGAAAGTCTCCTAGCCCACCTAGGAGGCTCACCAGCCGCTATACAAGGATGGATATCTGTAAACCGTCCACAGGTTTTAGGGGGGTCGTCTAAAAGTTTCGGCCTATTTGAATGGGCACATACCTTCTGAAACCCTGCAAACACAAAATAATAACACTCTCCACAGCATGTTTCCTTAGAAAAACACATTTTTTGGAGTTTCCCCTGTAAGAATGGTATAAATATCTTTCATTTGCCTTGCCGGGAGCCTCAAACCCTCTTTACCTTCCAGGGAGATAGAAATATTTCGCCATGTAGCCCCTTTCACCAGCCGTCTCTTGATATAAAACAAATTCCTTTCTACTAGGGGCAAGGCTACGGAGTCCTCTACTCTTTTGGTCACTCTTTCATGTTTAGGGTTTACCTCAGGAATATAGGTTACACATCCTCTAACGATAGGAAGATAAGCCCCACAAATGGGACAGTTCCAAAACTCGTCGAGCTCCCCCTCGTAGATGTTGAAATCCTCAAACATATTCGCGCCACACTTAAGGCATTTCATTTTTTGTCATCTCCAATTTGAGGTATGAAATCTGGGAATATAAATCATCTATCTCTTTTTTCAGCATCTCGGTAGCTTTAACTAAGCCCATATCCACTACTACCAGCTTAGAGATACTCTTATGGAATTTCTCAATTTCCCTGTTGTGACAGTTAAAGTTCTTATCTATAATTCCCACTACCTCTTTTACTACTGCCGAAAGCCTATCCAACTTAACGCACATACTGTTTTCCTTTCATTTAATTTCCTGTTAATACCTTAACCAGCCAAGGCTCTTTAACATTGCCCCTATCATACCACAACCCCTTTGCTTCCCCTCTCCCTATCTTTCATTCGCCTCACCACCTCCCTCGGTATTGTAAGCTACATTCTACGCTTCTTAATAAGATAGGTCAAGCACTTTCCTAATAAGCCCTTTAATAAGACTTTCTCTCTGAAAAATTAAAAAATATGTCATTTCTTTATTTAGACTAAAGAGAATAAAGTCTTTGCCCGCGATTCTGGAGACTTTTTTTATTGTTGCTGAAATAAAGTTCGTT